ACGTTCGTCTTCCAGTACACCCCCGGCGAGGACCTCGAAGAACTCGCCGAGTGGTGGAACATCAAGTGCGGACGAATCGAAGTGTCGAAGAGTCTGTGCCGACTCATCATCAAGGCCGACCTTCCGAAGCGACTTCACCACGAGTTCGAACAGCAGAACCTTTACGAAATCGCCGACCTCAAACATCTCCGACCGATCCAGCTGAAGCGGAAGTTCCGCCTCACCCTCGGAGAAGTGGCCCGGCTTTGGAAAACGGCAGGACTTAAAGATGCCTGAGAAAAACGTCTACACCCTCGCGGAAATCATCCCGGCGTCCATCGCCGGGAAGAAGGACCAGATCCTCGTGTGGCACTGCCCGAAGTGCACCAAGTACTTCGTGCAGATCCTCTCGCAGAAGGCTCCGGCCATCTGCTCGAACTGCATCGAGGTGAAGTGATGTATCGGGGCTACCTCTACACCGACGACCCCGAAGCGCACCGCACGCTGGGCCCCGACAGCCGAAAGGCCGGGGCCATGCACATGCACATCCAACCGCTCAGCACCCTCGAGATGCATGGCTTTCCTCGGAATGCCACGTGCGTCATGGTCTACGGCGAGGGTGCGCCGGCGCGTGAGAAGTTCCGACCCTTCGAACAGAAGAAGTTCCGGGTCATGGAAAGCCTGCCGACGTGGAACGACATCGCCAAGACGACCGAACTCGTGGGGCTCGCCCAACTGCGCGACCCTCACTTCTTCGCGCCGCGCGTGTCGATCATCGTAACCACGCACCGCCAGGACAAGTTCTACGAGGGTCCGTTCCAACGGTCGATCAAGCGGCAGATTTTTAAGGACTTCGAGATTGTCGTCGTCCACGACGGCGAGGAACCGGGGCCGCTTAAGGGCGTCGACACTCAGGTCGGCATGCCCGAGGTCAACCGCATCGGCTACCTCAAGGGCATGGCCGTCGCCGCGGCCCGTGCCCCGATCGTCGTCGAGCTCGACCACGATGACGAACTTCTGCCCGACGCCCTCGAGCGCATCGTGCAGACGTTCGACTTCATGCCGTGGGTCGGATTCGTCTATTCGAAGTTCGCCGAGATCAAGATCGACGGCACGTGCAACGAGTACGGTGGTTACCTATGGAACTACGAAACCGTCGAGAAAGACGGCCGGACATTCCGAGTCGGTGACCTCCACGACGTCGAGAGCAAGTGCATCGTCGACGGCAAGGTCGATCCCGTGATCATGCACATGGGTCTGTGCCCGAACCACGTCCGAGCGTGGCGGCGTGCCGACTACTTCAAGGTTGGCGGGTACTCCGACCTGCCGTGGTGCGACGACTACGATCTGATGATTCGCTTCCGGCTCGCCGGCGTCCGCATGTACGGCATCAACGAGCTGCTCTACATCCAGTACCTCGGCGACTCGACGTGGGTCAAAGACCCCGCGATGCTTACGCGCGGCATGCTGTCCGTTCAGTCGGCCTACAAGAAGGAAATGGCTATCAAGCTCGGCGCTAGAATGGAGTGATGAAGGAGAGCGATATCCAACGGCAGATCGTGCAGTGGGCAAAGTCCAACCCGCACCTAGTGCCGTGCCTCTTCCGAGTCAACAGCGGGACGTTCCAGTCCTTCACCGGGTACATCGTGGCGGGGGCTCCGAAAGGGACCCCCGACCTTATTGGGTACCTGCCCGACGGGCGCATGCTGGCCGTCGAGGTCAAGGGTCCGAAGGGCGTGCGATCCGTCGAACAGGTCGAGTGGTCGAAGAAGGCGAAGAGCCACGGCTGCAAGGTGCTCTGCGTCCAAAGCCTGCAGGCGTTCGTCAAGGCTCTGCTCGACGTAGAATAGAGCCATGATCGCCAAGAACGACTACGTGCCCGAAAACCCGTACAAGTGGGACAAGGTCAAGGAGCGTTTCCTCAAGGCTCTGCGGCAGGGTGCGACCCGAGGACAGGCCGCGAAGCGGTGCGCCATCGACACCGAGACCGTGCGCAGGTGGGCAAGGAATGCGGAGATTGAGGCTGAAATGGCCGCCGCGGAGGAGGAGTTCTTCGACATGCTCGAGGAAGCCGTGCTCTGCAAAGACGTCGTCAAGCCGACGGTCACCGAGGGCGGCGAGGTTCAGATGATCGTCAACCCTGACCGCGCCCTGAAGATCCTGCAGACCAAGGCCGAAGGTTGGCGCGTGAAGACCGCCGTCGAGCACTCGGGCAAGTTGTCCATCATGGAACTGATCGAGGGCAAGGGCGATGAATCCAACCGACTCTCCGGTTCCATCTCCGACATCGACACTGTCGAGTGACGGACGGTTCGCCGAGAAGGTTCTCGGGTGGAAGCCGTGGGAAGCCCAGTTGCGGATCATGCGGTCGATCCGCGACCACCGTCGAACGCTCGTCATGGCCGGGCACGCCGTCGGCAAGACGCGCACGCTCGCCAGCCTGATCATCGAGTGGATGGCCATGCGGCCGGGCGCGCGCGTCGTCTGTACCGCGACCACGAACAAGCAGGTGCACTCGATCCTGTGGGCCGAGGTCAGGAAACTGATCGACCGCGCGCCATACCTGATCGGCGGCGAACTCAAGGAAACCAAGTGGCGGTTCCGAGACCGCCTGGCTGAGGCGCTGTCGGTCGACGATCCGACCGCCATTCAAGGCGTTCACGGCCGCGCCAACCTCGTCGTCGTTGACGAGGCCGAGGGCGTTCACCAGTCCATGTGGGATTCGCTCGAGACCCTGCTCTCGTCGAAGGGCTCGCGGATGGTGCTGTGCTTTAACCCGGTCACGACCTCGGGCTACTGCTACGAGGCCGCCCAGCGCCCCGACCTGTTCAACGTGATCTCCGTGTCGTGCCTCGACCACCCGAACGTGCGCGAGCGTCGGCAGGTCATCGAGGGCGCGGTCACCCACGAGTGGATCGAGGAGATGCGGCAGCGGCACGGCGAAGACTCGCCGTTCTGGTCGTCGCGCGTGCTCGGTCGGTTCCCGGCCTCGTCGACCAACTCGCTCGTCACCATGACCGAACTGATGGACAGCGACGCTCCCACACAGGTCGTCGACGAGCCCCGCATCGGCCTCGACGTCGCCCGGTTCGGCGACGACCGCTCGGTGCTCGTGGTGCTCGACCGCAGCCGCACGGTCATCGAGTGCCAGTCATGGACGAAGACCGACCTGATGGAGACGACAGGCCGCCTCCGCGATGCCATGCGCCGGCACGGCGTGGCGTCCAGGCGCGTCGGCGTCGACGTGTGCGGCATGGGTGCCGGGGTCGTCGACCGCCTCGCCGAGGACGGGATTCGGTGCACGCCAGTCGACTTCGGGTCAGCCGCGGATGGCGACTGGGGGCCCGTTGTCGGCCGCGAGGCGCAGTTCACCAACCGCCGCTCCGAGTTGCACTGGGTGGCGCGGTCGCTCCTTCGCCGTCGCGAGCTCCGCATCCCGGCACAATGGAAGGAGATTTGGGCCGACCTCTGTGCGCCGTCGTACTGGTTCGACGGTCGCGGCAGAATCGCCGTCGAATCGAAAGACGAGATCAAGGCACGCATCAAGCGGTCGCCGGACTTCTCCGACGCGGTCCTGATCGCGCTCGGGGCCGGGGGCACCAAGAGGCCGATGATTCAATGAACATCTTCCAACGCATCGCCGCCGGGGTCCGCACCGCGATCCAACCGCCAGCGACCACGAAGTCATTCGACCCCGCCTTCACGATCATCAACCAGACCATCGCCAAGGGCGACGCGGCGATCACCGACCCGTACTCGCAATCGCCGTGGGTGTACGCAGCGGTGCGTGCGCTCGGCAGATATACCGCCTCGGTGCCCATCGTTATTCGCACGGGATCGAAGCGCGGCGGCGAGGGCGATGCGGTCGCCGACAGCGACCCGTGGCAACGCCTATTCGACAAGCCGTCTCCGCTCGCGTCGACGTACTCCCTCCTCGAGGGCATCTCGTCGTTCCTCGACATCCACGGCGAGGCGTTCATCGTGGCGTTCGGCGAAGGCGCGGCCCCGTTCAAGAAGGGGCAGATCCCCCGCGAGTTGATGCTCATCAACCCGGCCTACGTCACCGTCAACGTCGACAAGCGGTCGAGCCTGGTGCTCGGCTACACCTACCAAGGACCGCAGGGCGGTCAGGTCGCGTTTGCGGCCGATTCCGTCTGCCACATCAAGACCTTCAATCCGAACGACCCGACGCGCGGTCTGTCGCCGATTCAGTCGGTGCTGCTCTCGCTCGGGTTCGACGTGAAGGCTACGGCCTACAACAACGCGCTCCTGTCGAACGGGGCCGACCCGGGCGGCATCCTCTACAGCGACACGCCGCTCGACGTCTCCGAGGTCGAGGCCCTGCGTGCGCAATGGGAGGACCGTCACCGCGGCGCGATCCGAGCGGCCCGTCTCGCCATCCTCTCGGGCGGCCTCAAGTACGAGCAGTCGAAGACGACTCCGAAGGACATGGCATTCAAGGAGTTCATGGACCTGCATCGCGAGCAGATTCTCGCGGTGCTCGGCGTGAACCCGTTCGACGTTGCGCAGACGCCCGAGTACAACCGCGCGGCCGCGCTCGCCGCTCGAGCGCAGACGTGGGAGAACACGGTCGTGCCGCGCCTGCGGCAGATCGAGGACGCCTTCTGGTCATGGCTTTTCGAGCCGTACTCGGTAAGGCAGACGCGCGACACTTGGCTCACGTTCGACTTGACGGGCATCGAGGCCCTGCAGCCCAACATGACCGAGAAGTTGCAGCAGGCCAACAGCCTGTCGATGCTCGGCTACACGGCCGATCAGATCAACGAGCGGCTCGATCTGGGCATGCCCGAGGCACCTGCCGACGTTCTCGATGTCGTCGCTGACGAGACTCCTGCAGGAGCAGAGCCGATTGTCTCGGACGCCACGTCTGTCGCCGAGACCGCGATGAACGGCGCGCAGGTAACGTCGCTCGTCGAGATCGTGCAGTCAGTTGCCGAAGGAACTTTGCCCGCGGATTCGGCGATCGCCATGCTGCTGATCGCGTTCCCGACCATCTCGGAAGAGGAAGCCCGAGCTTTGATTGAACCGGCTGCTGCCTCGACGCCAACTCAAGCCCCGCCGCCTCCGGCACCCGTTCCCTCCGACAGCACACCTCCGCCCGAACCGGAGCAGCGGGGCGTCTTACACCGTCATGAAATCTGCAAGGCCATCGGCAAACAGTTGCCGCGTCAGGTACGCAATGTCCGACGCAAGGTCCAACAACTTCAACAGGATCACGCCAAGGAAATCTTGAAGAGGTTGAGGGATCTTCCCCAGTTCAAAGCCGTCGGCGACCTGCCGGAACTGACCGAGGCCGAACTCAACAAGATCTTGGGAACTCCCAAAGAATGGCGCGAAGCGGCCGAGGAGTATCTCAAAGGGGTTCTTGACCCCGTCGCGACCTACGCTCTGAACTCCGCCAAGACCCAGTTCGGCGGCTTTGAGATCGTCGACATTCGCGATCCGAAGTGGTACGCCAAGGCGGCGTCGCAGACGGCCTCCATGGTCAAGGTCGAGACCAACCGCCGCGAGGCGTTCCGCTCTGCCCTCGTCGACGTGTTCCGCACCGCGGGGGCAGGCGACATCAACGAAATCAGCCGCACGCTCGAGGCCAAGTTCTCCTCGGAAATCCCGTCAAATGCCGACACCGTCGCTCGCACCGAGTCGGCGATGCTGATTCAGAACGTCAAGGAGACAGCCGCGACGGACGAGGGGTTCACCCACAAGACCTGGACGACGGCGGGAGACCTGTCCGTTCGTGCGTCCCACGCCGCGATCGACAACGAAACCGTACCGATCTCCGACAAGTTCTCTAACGGCCTGATGTACCCGTCTCAGATGGGAGGCCCTCCGGAGGAGGTGATCAACTGCCGTTGTGACGTCGTGTACCGAGTGATCGACTAGTTCCCGAGGGCGACATAATGGTTCCCATGGACAAGCGGCAGATGAGGCTCTCGGCGTCTTTCGAGAAGAAGGCGGCAGGCGTCTACACCTTCACGGGCTCGACCGATACCGTCGACCGCGTGGGCGACGTCGTCGAGCAGAACTGGGACCTCGACAACTACAAGAAGAACCCGGTCCTGCTTTACGCGCACGACTACAGCCAACTTCCGATCGGCCGCACCAACCCGTACATGGACGGCGGGAAATTGAAGTTCGACGTCGAGTTCGTGCCGAAGGAGATTTATCCATTCGCCGGCACGGTCGAAGCGATGGTCGAACTCGGCTTCCTCAACGCCGTCTCGGTCGGCTTCAAGCCGCTCGACATGGACGGCACGCGCATCAAGCGCAGCGAGCTGCTCGAGCTTTCGATCGTTCCGATCCCGGCGAACGCCGAGGCGCTGATCGAGCGCAAAGGCATGGGGATGCGCCCGATCTACCGTACAGACTTGGACTACGCCGCGAAGATGACGGCGGCTCGCATCGACGAGGCCGTGAATGCGTGGTTCAAGAAGGCCGACAGCGAGGAAGATATGGACGACGAGCCGAAGAAGAAGAGTCTTGAAGAACTCGTTCCGATGATCGACGCGGCGATCGCGCAAGCGAAGGCTGGGGAGATCGACGCAGTCGTCGAGTCCCTCACCGCGATCAACACGATGGTTGCGCTCCTCCTCCAAGAACAGGAGCAGGAGGAAGGCGTCGGCGGTCCCGAGCGTCCAACTGCCAATGACCCGGGCGCTGGCGAAGACGCTCCACCCAGATCCATCGACGAGGAGATGACGAAGTCCGTGCTCGCCGAACTCCAACTCATGCACATTGAAAAGGTCCTGTCGGATCCTGCCGCAGTGGCAAAGGTCTTGCAGGGCATCAAAACTCCCAACTGAAATAGGAGTTGACCATGACCGACCATGTGAAGCAGATCGTCGAAGGCGTCCGCCCGATGATCGAAGTGGTCGACGCGAAGGCCAAGCAGCTTGAGGCCCGTGTCGACGAACTCAGCAGCCAGATGCGCAGCCGCTCGAGCCTCCCCGGTGTCGAGCCGAAGAAGTTCTCGATGTGCAAGTTGATCAACGCGATCTGCACGAACGACTTCTCCAGCGCCGGATACGAGCTCGAAGTCACGACCGAGATGCGCAAGAAGGCGTTGTCCTTCGGCACGGCCGCGTCGGGCGGCTACCTCGTTCCGGACGAAGTGCGCAGCGACCTGCTCACGTCGTTCCCGCGCGCGAACAACGTTCTGTTCAACACGAACGTCCTTCGCATCACGTCGGCGGGTGGCGCTCCGATTCGCATCCCGCGCATCTCGGCGGGTGTGTCGGGCGGCTGGATCGGTGAAAACGGCACGGCAGGCACCTCGCCCAACGCTGCCGCGGATCAGACCTACGCCGAAATCACGCTCTCGCCGAAGCGTTCGTTCGCCGCGACCATCATGTCGAACACGCTGATCCGTCGCGACGCCGCGTCGGCCGAAGCCATCGTTCGCGCGGACCTCTCGGCCGCCGTGATGGAAACCATGGACGCGGGTTACCTCGTCGGCTCGGGCACCGCTCCGGCCCCGACGGGCATCTCGAACGCTTCCGGCGTTTCGTCGGTGACGGGCTCCGGCTCGGATACCGCCGTGAACATGCAGAAGCTTTGGGAAGCTTTGCAGACCGTGGAAACGCAGAAGGGCTCCGTCGAAGGCTGCATCTGGGTCATGCATCCCAAGACGTGGTACTACATGCTCTCGGCTTCGTTCCAGCCTTCGGCTGGCGCTGCGACCAACACCGCGACGTTGATCTACAACGCTCCGGCTGGCAACAGCACGGCGATCGCTGGCTTCAACCAACTCGGTCAGAAGACGCTGCTTGGCCTCCCGGTGTACCTCACGACAAACATCGCGGTCACCGCTGGAACCCCGGACACGTCGACGATCCTGCTGTACAACCCGCAGAACACGATCTACGCCGAGTTCGGACCGATGGAAATCCTCGTGACGAACGCCGGCTACACCCTCGGCCTGCAGGATCAGACGATGATCCGCGTGGTCCAGGAGGTCGACTTCGGCGTCCGTCAGGCCGCTCAGGTCGTGAAGATCACTGGCGTCTACGCCGGGCCTTGACCTATGGACCTGACCACGGCGGCACGTGTTGCGACGTTGGTTGTGCCGGGGGAGACCGCTCCCTCGGCATTCAACACCGTCATCGGTCAGGTCATCACGGCGGTGTCCGCAGCCGCCGAACGGTACCTCGGGAGGTACGCGCAAACGACCTCCCGAACCGAGTACCTCACGGTGCAGCCGGGGAAGCGCGTGTATCGCTTGCGCGCTTTCCCGGTCACCACTCTCACATCGGTGTACCTCGATGCCGACCAGGCGTTCGGGAACGACACCGCGCTGACGTCGGAGGACTACTACAACCCGACGTATGCGGCCGACGGCACGTTCACGCTGAAGTGGTATCCGACCGTCGACGACACGGCCGCACCGAACGCCATGAAGATCACCTACACGGGTGGAATGGGCACTACGACCGCCAACTTCATCAGCGGTTTCCCCGACATCGCGCACGCCATCGACCTTCAGTGCGCGCACATCTACCACACGCGCAACTACGCAGGCACGCTCTCGCAGAGCGGCGACAGCGGCTCGGTGTCGATCCAAACGGTCGACTGGTTGCCCGAAGTTAAGGCCACGCTCGACCGCTATCGGGTCAGGGCGCTGTGATCAGTGTTCAGTTTCAAAACGGCGACGCGATCTCGCGCATCATTCGGAACCTCGGCGAGAAGGCGACGCCTATCGTTCGCCGCGGCTTCCTGCGGATCTCGGGCGAGTTCCTGCTGACGTTCAAGACGACGCGCCTGCGCGGCCGTCCCGGCCTCGTGCGTCGATCCGGCAACCTCACCCGCCAGTTTGACCAGCGCACCGCCGTCCGCGAGACGGGCGCGACGCTCGGCGAAGTGCGCACCACGATCGGCGTCTACGACAAGAAGACCGTGCAGTACGCTCGCGTCCACGAGTTCGGCACGGTGGGTAAAGGCGGTCGGCTGCCCGACATCGTCCCGCGCAAGGCCAAGTTCCTGCGCTTCCCGGTCCGCGACCCGGGCACGGCGACCCGCCCGAAGGCGCGCTCGTCAAAGATCGTCGCGTGGGTCAGCACGAAGAAGGTCAGCATCGAGCCCCGCCTAGGCTTCTTCGCGACGTGGGCGAAGTTCACGAAGAGCGAGGTGCCCAAGTTCCTCGAGCGCATCGCCGTCGACCTTGTCAACGAGTCGGTCAAAAAATGAAGGCGACTCTAACACTCACGAACAACACGGGCACCTCGGTGCCTGCGGGCTACTCCGTCGACGTGGCCCAGCCGACGTCGTTCAACCACGCCACGCTCGTCACGGCCTTGCGGTCGAAGACGAACGGCTACGACATCCGAGTGCTCGACAGCGACGGCACGCTCGCCGGGCTGTCGTCGATCTCGAACCCGAACACCTCGACGTGCCGGCTGATCTTCAACCTGACCAAGGCTCTTGCGTCGGGCGGCGGATCGTCCGTCTACACCGTCGAGTTCACCGACCTCAGCCGCCTGATCAACCCCGCGACGGCGACGGCGGGAGCCACGGTCACGAGCCGCGGCGTCACCCTCACGGCCTCCTGGTCGATCCCGGCGGTCACGCTCCCGGTGCCCGGCTACCCGTACAGTTTCACCCGAGCCGACGCCGTCGACGAGTTGTCGTACCCGTCGTTCCCGACGACGCGCCGCGCTCGTCGTCACACGAATCCGACGACGATCATCGAGGCCGCATGGGTGGCGATCGCCCCGGAAGAGTTCTACGAGATCCGAGCGTTCAACCACGCCTACGGAGGAGGCTCCGGGACGTTCACAGAGGCCGCTGTGTCGTGGCTTGACGCAGGAACCTACCGAGTACAGCCGAACAGCCTACGGCTCGTCCAGGAGGCGCGGCTGGCCTATCGCGCCAACGTGACCATTCTGAAGGTGACGCTATGACGACCGCCTACCGTGAGACCGTGTTGGCCGCCTTGCAAGGCAAGCTCGACGACATCGTCACCGACGCGGGGCGGACGTGGGCGCAGACGGTCGCGCCGCGCGTCGTGCGCGTCCGGCAGAACGCCGAGGCCCTGCCGCTCGTGCCGACCTGCTACATGGGCACAAAGGACGAGGCGATCGAGCGCCGCGAGGCCACGTCGAACTACGTCCTGTACGTCAGGTCGCTGACGGTCCTGCTCGAGTACTACGTCCAAGCATGGGACGTCGACCTCGAGTGCTCGAACATCGTGCACGACGTCGAGTTGGCCTTGGCTGACTGGACGCTCGGCGGGGTCGTTGACGACATGGCGATCACGGCCGAGCGCACGCTGATGGGCGACCCCGGACAGCCGCTGTGCGGGGTCGAGTTTACGGTGGTCGTAAGATATCGAACGTCGAGCGCGGATCCGTCCGCCCGACGCTGAGGCACCTACATGGCACTGAACAACGTTCTCCTCGCTCGGCTTGCTCAGATCGGCGTCACCGTCGAATCGACGCGCGGAACCTACAATGCGCCGGGATACACGGACGCGACCACGAACGACTACAAGATCCTCGCTCAGAACATCGTCATGACGATCAATCAGACTCGTTATGACCGCGACGTTCAATGGGGCAGCCTCACGAAATACGCGGGTGTTGTCGGCAAGCAGCCGGTCACGCTGTCGTTCAGCGTCGAGGCTCGGCGCACGAATGCGACCGCGACGGCTGACCAGTGGTTCACGCTGCTCAAGGGATGTGGATATAAGGGGACCGGAACTTCCGTTTACGCCCTGACTTCAATCTACGCCGACATGCCGACCCTGTCCTTCGAGGTCGCGCTCGGCGGCCGCGGTATCGGTGCGAACGCCCGCGGCATGAAGATCAAAGGTGCAGTCGGAAACGTCGTGTGGTCGGGCCAAGTCGGCCAGCCGCTCATGGCGAACTTCACCTTCCAAGGCGTGCTTGAGGAGGTGGCCGACGTCGCCCTGCGCGACATCACCCACGAGACGGGCGTGCCGCCCGTGTTCCAAGGGATCAACTTCCAGTACGGCGGCGCGGCCGACGTGGCCGCCACGACCTTCACGTTCGACACGGGCAACGTGCTCGCCGAGCGCGAGTCGATCAATGCCTCGACGGGATGCCTCCACTACGTCATCACCGATCGCCGGCCGACCGGAACGATTGACCCCGACCTTGGCCTCGAGGCCGACAACGCCAGCGACTTCTTCGACCACATGACCACGAACGCCGAGAAGCAGCTCGACTTCGACTTGGCTGGCGTGTGCACGTTCACGGTGCCGAAGGCCCGTTTGACCGCGATCACGGATGGCAACCGCAATGGCATTTTGACCGCCAACATCACCTACGAGGCCATCCACACCACGACCGATTCCGAAGTCAGCATCGACTTCGATTGATTGAAAGGAGGGCATCGCCGTGCCCATAGCCTTAGATCCTCGCCGCGAGACGAAATACGTTCTCGCGTGCGACCGGGAACTTCCGACCGAGAAGCAGACCAAGTTCTTCATCCGCCCTCTCACGATTCGGCAGCACGCCGAGTGGCAGGACTCGATCATGAACTACGACGCCGAGACCAAAGAGGTCAAGACGAACTACTACAGCAACATCCTCACGTTGCTGCGGTTCGGCCTGATCGGGTGCTCGGAGTTCTTCGATTCCGAGGGGCGCGAGGTGCGCTTCGCCATGCGCAACGGCCAGGTCAGCGACGACTTCCTCGAGCGCCTCAGCCCCGAGCACCGCTACGAGATCGCCACCGCCATCAAGGATTTGAGCACCCCGTCCGAGCGTGACTTGGGGGGCTCATCCTCGGCGCAGCCGTAGCGGCTGGTGCGCTCGAGCAAGACTGCCGCAGGTGCATCCATTCCGAGCAGCTCCGCCGTCAATGGGGCTGCGACGGACCCGCTCCCGTTCCGTTTGCGTACCTGACATGCGAGCGGTGCTTCGGCCGCGACAAGGCGTGCGACCTCTGCAAAGGCGATCCGAAGGGCAGGCCGCATAGGGTCTGCCCGAATCGTCAACGCGACCACTCGACCTCGCTCGCTGTCTCGATGCATTCGATGTTTGGAGAGACCGGAGCCATGCCCGTGGAGGGTGGCATAATGGATCAAACGCAAGCATGGTTCGTCGCCCTGAGCGTCATCGGGAGCGAAAAGGCCAAGCACCGCGAGGCAGAATGGGAAATGACTCGATCCTCCAAGTAGTCCTGAAGGTCAAGGACGAGATGTCGCCCATCCTCCCGAGGATTGGTGAACGGTTCACCGGGATCTTCACGAAGATGAAGGCATCGGCGAAGCAGTTCTTCGACCAGTTCAGCGACCTGAACTTGGAGAAGGTTTCGCGGTTGGCCAAAGCCCCGTTCGAAATGATCAGCAAGTTCGGCGCGAAACTGCGCGAACTTGCACCCGACGCCAAGAAGTTCACGGAGTCGTTCTCCGAGGACGAGATGAGGACGATCAACAAGGCCGCCGAGAGTTACAACCGACTCGGCGCGTCGATGAACACCTTTATCGGTCAGATGATCGCCGCGGTCCCCGGCCTGAACAGCGCGATGGAGTCGCTGGCCAACACGATGGATCGGATGACGGGGATCGACGAACGCTCCAAGGATCGTGCGGCTCTCCTCAAGGACTTGGCCGATGCTCAAGCCGCTTTCGCGCAGGGTCCTCCATCAGGCAGTCAAGAAGGATCCGCTCTTTACAAGGAATACATTCGCCTCCACGGCGCAGTCATCGCGGCTCGTGAGGCTCTGAAAGCCTTCGATAAACAACAGCAGGAGATGGCGATGAAGCCTCTCCGCGAAAAGTTGCAGAAGGAACGCGAGGACTTTGATCGGATTCAAGCCGCGAACAAGGCAGCCGGGACGTTCCTCCGGGACACTCGGCAGGGACCCGGTGCCGCAAGCCACCAGGCGCAGCGGGACATCGCCGAACTGCGTCGAATGTCAGATGCTTGGGTCGAGGAGACCAACAACAAACTTCTGCCCACCGTTGAGAAAGTTTTCAGTGACGCAGCCGACGCGGCCAAGCAAGCAGAAGATGACATGCTCGACGACACGGCGAACATGCTTCGCGTCAAGGCGAAGATGTACGACGACGACCGCAAGGAGTTTGAGAAGTCAGAAGAGGATAAGCGCAAGGCTGCCGCAGAAACGACAGCCGAGAACCTTGCCACACTCCAAGCCTTTTACGAGAAGTCCTCTGCCGTCCGCGCCGAGAACGCCGAGCGGCTCCGTCAGCAGATGGAAGCCGAGATCGAGCGGATCAATCAGCAGCTAGAGCAGGTCGCAGGCATCATGTCGAGCGCGTTCCTGTCTGGCTTTGAAGACATCATCCGTGGCACGAAGTCGGTCGCGGAAGCCTTCGGCGCGATGGTGGCCCAAATCATGTACGACGTCGGTCGAATGCTTGCTTCCGAGGCATTGACGGGTCTGTTCCGAGACTTGTTGAAAGGTCTCTTCGGAACTTCCGGTGGACGTGACATCAGCAACGCCGGAGTGCAGGCTGGCAGCCTCGATATGCCATCGTATGCACCATCAACTGGTGGAGGCCGGACGGGCGTAACCATCAACGTCAACGGTGCTCGCGATGCGACAGCCGTGGCGCGTGAGGTGCGTACGGCGATCCTGAATCTCGCCTCCACCGACAGCAGCGTGCGCCGCCGTCTTCAACTCTCATGACGTCGACGCTCTCGTACATCACCTTCACGGGACAGACCGCGCCTTACTCGGGCGAGTTCTACCCCGTCGATCAGGAGTTCCCGTTCACGTCGGTGACTGGATACTGGAAAGTCAACGCCGAGCGGCTCGAGTGCCGCACCCCGGTCATGTCGCCGGGCGGCGCGATCGGCACCGGAAGCACGGCTCCGTATGTCGCCAAGACTTCGATCTGCCGCCTGAAGTCTTCAATCTGGACGCAGGCTTTTCACCTACCGGGCAAGCCCGACGGCGGTCGTCGGATCACGGTATCGGTCGATATCACGATGCCGACGACGATCCCGGCCTACATCGCGTCCTTCGACGACGACATGCACATCGGGGTCATGTACCTCGGCGAGTCGTCAGGAAAGGGCTTCTGTTGGCTGTATCAGAACCTCGGCGATGGCACGACGATCCGATACGCGCACTCCTACGTCGACGGAACGACGGCGACGCCAGTCCTCCTAGGCCCGTCCGTCTCGACGACCGCCTGGGCGGCCGGATCGACTCACACGATGATGGTCGAGGTCCACCTGAACATCGCGGGTGATGTCGTCGATTCGACGCTTTTCGTCGACGGCGTTCCGATCTTGTCTTTCGGAGCGGTGAGCGCACCGCTCTACAACTACCTGTTCAACGTCGCGATCTCGAGCTTCGTGACCAAGAACTTCTATCAGGGTCTCGTCTGCAGGAACTTCACAGATTCCACGGCGTGGGGTCAGAGCGGCGACCCGGTCCCCGCGGCGTGGCAGTCGTACCTTTACACCTACGTGCGGTACACGTCCGGCGGCATCAACTACTTCCACTACGGCAGCAAGAACGTCCGCTTCGATAAGTGGCTGATCCGCGACATCAACCCCGCGACGATCCTACCTCCCGTCGACAGCGAGCCGAGCCTCGGAGCCGACTTCGCGGGTTATACGCAGATCTCGACCGCGCTCGAGAACAACACGACGAGCGACGTCCTGACGGTTGCGCCTTCTTACAGCCAACCGATCGCCGATCAGTGGGAGGTCGTCGAGTTCAACAGCGACGGGGGCTACACGACAACGTACACGCCAACCACCCGTCGCCGGCGAAGGTGGACGCTCGGCTGGGTCGCGCTGCCGACCGCCGACAAAGACACGCTCGTTTCCCTCACGGCCTCGGTGGCCTCGCGGTTTCGCTCGTTTGCGTGGACGGACCCGGAAACGAACGAGGCCCTGAACATCCGTTTCACATCCGACGTCCGAGTTGATCGCGTGGCCTATGCCGTCTGGAACGTATCGGCTCAGGCCGAAGAGGTGCTCGGCTAATGCCCGAATCAATCAACAGCGAACTCACGACGCTCAAGAACCTGATCCATTCGCAGAACGGATGGATCTACCTGTTCCTCATCGAGCTCGACGGCAGCAACAAGGCCGCTCTCTGCGGTCACGACACGACCGTCACTCATGACGGCATCACCTATCAGAACTTCCCGATCAATATCGGATCGTGGACTCGCGACGTCGACGGAAACCTCGCGCAGCCGACGGTAACGGTGTCGAACCTCAGCCGCGAGATGGCCAACTACCTCGAGGCGGGCGGCCTGCTCGACCGTCGCGTGCGCGTGTACGCCAAGAACCTCGGGTCGTCGAGCGTCGTCGAGTTCGGCGAGTGGCGCATCATCGAGGCGACGGTCAGCCTTGACGTCGCCATATTCCGCATCGGCGTCTACCAGTTGTTCGACGCGCCCTTCCCGCAGCGTCGGCAGTTTCGCAGCCGATGCGACTACCAGTACGGAGGCAGCGAATGCGCGTACCAGATCTCGCTGCCGAATCTGATCTCGTCGACGAATCCGAACTTCGACGGCAGCACCTGCGACTACACCATCGGCGGCGAAAACGGCTGCCGAGTTCACGGACTGAACGAGGCCGCCAACGGTCAGTTCAAAGCACACCCGGCCCGCTTCGGCGGGTTCCCCGGCATTCCGAAGGGGCCTGCCCGTGTCTGAACTTGAATACGAAAAGTGGCACGACCTGCTCGGTCAGCCTCACGAACCGCTCGGCTGCTGGCTCTTGGTCGCCGAAGTCTACCGTCGCAGCGGCAAGATTCTGCCGTCGCACCCCGCGGCCTACCTCGGAGGCAACGGCTGGCAGCGGGTCGATGCCAACAACCCGTCGCCGCTCGACATCATCGTCACGGGCCAAGACGGAGTCATCAAGCATGTCGCGGTCTACATCGGCAAAGGCAAGATCCTCCACTCGGTCGAGGGCTCGTGCGTTCGCGTCGATTCGTACTCGTCGCTGAAGAAGACAGGCACGGTGATGTGGGTCGGTCGTCCCGGCCCGGCCTCCGAGATCGAGGCGATGCCCATGGATCTCGACGGCCTGACCGTCGTCGAGGTCCCCGACGTCCTGACGCCGCGCTCGAGGACGATTCGGCAGGCCCGTCCCGGCATGCGCGTGCGCGACTACAAGCCCGACTGGGCCGATGCGTTCATCGACGCCCACGGCCCGTCGACGGACTTCAATCGAGTCGCCGACCGCGGCGAGATCCTTCTCTTCTACGCCGTCCCGGGCGCGACTGCCGCCGCGACTGCCGCCATCGTCACCGACATTCTCGCGGGTGTCGCGCTCATGGTGGCGGGCATGCTCCTTCTCAAAGTCATCGGTGGTGGACAGGCTGCGCCGCAGGAAGAAGGGAGGCCGGGGTTCGACCTTGAGGGCTTTCGTAACACAGCAACGGTTGGCATTGCGCAGCCTGTCGTTTACGGCGAGCACAAGGTGGCAGGCAATATCGTGTCGGCTTTCCAACGGGTCGACACCGACGGTCGCCGCCAGCTGTACATGCTGCTCCTTCTCAGCCGCGGCCCCATCGAATCCATCGGGGGTATCGGCTCGGATCAGGATGATCTCCAAGGCGCGGCGATTCCCGAAGCAATACAGATAAACGGGAACCCAGCGAGCAACTATCCGGTCTCGATCTACACGCGCCTCGGCTCATCGAATCAGGAACACATCCCCGGGTTTGATGAAACCGTTTCAAGCATCGGTGTTGGCGCGACTCTTCAGCAGAATCAGCCCTACGTCTACACCACATCGGGGGCGGTGACCTCGGCCGAAGTATTGATCACGTTCCCTCAGGGTTTGTACTCGGCTACGGGCGCGATCACCGTGGCCACGTTCAAGATCCGGTACCGCGAGCAAGGGGCCACGACTTGGGTCGACCTCCCGCAGAAGACGACCGGAGGCGGTGTCACGCTGACGCCTGCGCAGCAGGCCGCGACGACCAACGCGACGCTCGTCGTTATCAAGCAGACGCGCACCGAGCACGCCGCGCTCTACCGCATTGACTTCCCGTCCGAGAAGACCTACGAGATCGAGGTCACGCGCCTTTATCCGACCTACCCTGACAGCGCGAACGTCGTGACTCAGTCGGTTTTCGACGAGGTCAACGAGATCACGGGCGACCGGCTGACGTACCCGGGCAAGGCGCTCCTCGGCCTTGTGGCGACTGGCAGCGACACGATCGGCACGTCTTTGCCCAACGTGACGACGGTGATCAAAGGACGCCGGGTCTACGTTTGGGACGGTGTGTCCGAGCGCAGCCCCAACTTCACGCAGCAATGGACGCAGAACCCCGCGTGGATCTGTATGGACATGCTGCTCGACAAGAACTACGGTATGGGCCGGAATGGCCAACTGACGCTCGACAACGTCGACCTGCAGTCGTTCAAGGACTGGGCCGACTACGCCGACACGATCCCAGAGGTCGGCAACGGCGTGCGTGCTCAGTGCGATTTGCTCATCGACTCGACCTCGAGCGGATGGGATCTCGTCACAAGTCTCGCCACGTCGCACTTCGCGCGTCTGCTTTTCGTCGGGTCGAAGGTCACGGCGATTCCGGACAACGCCAAGACCGTCACGGGCGTGTTCTCGATGGGGAACGTCCGCGACTTCGCGATCCAGTACAACGGAAACCGCACCCGTCCGAACGCCGTCGAGGTGCAGTACTACAACGCCTCGACGAACTACGAAGCCGAGCAGGCCCTTCAGGTCGAGTCCGCGGCGCTCATCGCCGGCGAGACGGTACGCAAGGAATCCATCGCGGGAACGGGCATCACCCGCGCGATCCAAGCCAACCGACTGGCTAAGCGCCGAATCCTGACCGCGCAGAACGTGAGCCGGGTCGTCGAGTTCACGGTCGGCGTCGAGGGCATCGCGGTCCTGCCGATGGACGTCGTCCGCATTCAGCACGACTCGTCGAGCAAGGGCAAAGGCGGACGCATCCTTGTCGTCAACTCGACGACGTCGATTCAGCTCGACACGCAGGTGCTGACCGCCGACCTGTCGGGAGCGACCATCTATATCCGCGTCGTCTCGGGCGGCGTCGACACCGTGATCAGCGGCACGCCGACCGGAACCGATCAGGCCGAGCACTCGACCGTCACGTTCACGTCGGCTCTCTCGGTGCTTCCGAGCGCGGGCGACCCGTACGGCTTCGGAGCCGTCGGCGCGACGGGCTGGCCGAAGTTGTTCCAAGTCTCGTCTGTCACCCACAACGAAGACTTCAGCCGCCGAATCACGGCCTACGAGTACAACGCCTCGATCTACTCCGACGATCCCGGCGAGATCGAGACGTTCACCGACACGATGCCCGACCCGCGGGCGATGCCTGCCCAAGCCACCGGGCTGCGCCTCAACGAGGAGTTCCCCGAGGCGTGCGCGGGTGGCTGCGGCCTCGCTCGCGTCCGCGCCGACTGGAACCTCGACACGGGCTGGGAAAAGGCCGACGTCTACTACGGCATCGCGGGCGGTGACGGGCAGATCTGGCAGTACGTCGGACGGTTCGAGGACACCGCCACCTTCGACGTCGAGCCCGACCAGACCTACAACGTCAGGATCGTGCCTGTGTCGTCTCAGGAGACGCGCAGACGCCCCGCGGCGGTCATCGAGGGGTTCATCTACCCACGCGGCGACAGGACGCCCCCAAGCCCGCCCAGCGCCGTCAACGCGACGGTCGCGAATCAGGTGCTGTACGTCCTGATCGAGCCGCCATCCGGTCAAAGCGTCGACGGGTACGAGGTCCGGTATGCGTCGGGCTCGGGCTCGATCTTCGCCGGCGAGCCTAGGTTGGGCTACACGCGCTCCGACACGTTCACGATCGCGTGCCCGTCGACGTCTACTTTCTACCTGCACGTGCGGTCGCGCACCGCTCGAGGCGTTCTCTCGGAAACCTCGACGACCGTGCGGGTCGATCCGACGACTCCGACGTCGACGTACACCACGAAGCAGTCGATCTCGGACACGGGATTCCCCGGCACGAAAAGCAACACGGCCGTCACCTCGGGCAGCCTTTTCCTGTCGGGGTCAAACCTATCAGGCACGTACGTTTCCACGGCGTTCACGTCGACGGGCAATCGCGCCTGGTGGTTGGTCTCTTCGACTCTCGATCCTGTCGACCGCACGTGGGACGAGTCCGGCCGCGCGTGGGCCGACGGCGACGAGACGTGGGCCTCGGCCTACCTGACGGGCGAAGAGGCCGGGCCGAACCCGACGTGGGCCGACGCGGGGTGGACATGGGGCGGCACTATCGGTTCCGTCATGGCTTGGGCCGGATGGCCGGACGTCATCGGGCAGTTGACGCCGACCGTCGAGACCCGAATCAACGCAGGGTCGTACGTCGAGCTGACGACCCTCGAGGCGTCGAGCATCACGAGCGGCGACGTCAAGGTCACGATGCGTCGTCCGCACGACCGCTATCAGCCGAAACTGACGGCTGTCGACGGACGTCTATCGGAATGGTCGGCGACCGCGAGCAGCGCGGTTGCAGGTTACTTCGGGCAGTTTTGGTCGACGCAGGATCAGACGGCCGCCGCGATCAACACGGGCTACGCGGTCACCTTCAACAACAGCGACTCCAACAACAGCGGAGTCTCGGTCGTGTCGAACTCTCAGATCGAGTTCGACTATGCGGGTACCTACTCGCTGACGTTCTCGATGCAGTTCGTCAACGTGGACACGCAGATCCACGATGTGAACGTCTGGTTCAAGTTGAACGGCACCAACATCGCCGACAGCGACTCGAAGTGGTCGGTGGTCGAGTCGCACGGTGGCACGGACGGCCACGCGATCGGCACGGTGAACTTGGTCGTCACGGTCGACGCCGGAGACTACGTCGAGTTGTTCTGGTCAGTCGACGACACCGATATCTCTCTGCAGTACATCGGGGCGGTATCGCCGGCTCCGGCAATCCCGAGCGTCATTCTGACCGCGGTGCCAGTTGCAAACATCCTCGAAGGACCTCAAGGCCCGACCGGGTTGACGGGTGGTCAAGGTCCGCAAGGTGCTACGGGATCGCAGGGGGCTACTGGACCCCAAGGGTCGACGGGCGCTCAAGGCCCTCAAGGGGCCACGGGTTCGCAAGGAGCGACGGGATCGCAAGGTCCGCAAGGCGCGACGGGCAGCACCGGAGCGCAAGGCCCGCAGGGCATTCAAGGCCCTCAGGGTGCCACGGGCTCCCAAGGGCCGCAGGGTGCCACCGGGCCTCAGGGTGCAAAGGGCGACACGGGACCACAGGGTGCGACTGGCCCTCAAGGCGCACAAGGTGCAACCGGACCGCAAGGCACGAAGGGCGATACAGGGCCACAAGGTCCACAGGGAACCAGTGGGCCGCAAGGTGCTAAAGGCGACACCGGACCGCAGGGACCGCAAGGTGACTCGATCACCGGGCCTCAGGGGGCGACTGGTGCGCAAGGTCCACAAGGCCCACAAGGCGCATCAGGCGGTGGTGGCGGCGCGGCGATCTACGATATTCTGAAGACGGTTACGATAGGCGTCTGATGCTCACTCTCGGCACCACAACTCAGACTCTCGAGGCACTGCTTGGTGGCGCGGCTGCCACGACGAACCCCGCGGCGGTCGTGTCGTACGCCGAGCACACCGCGACGACGTACACGGGGAAGGTCCAACACACCGACCTGAACGGCACGACTGCGGTCACGATTCTGTCCGCACCTGCGTCGTCGACCGAGCACGTCGTTCGTGGCGTGGCCATCTCGAACATCGACACGGCGGCTGTCACGCTCACCGTCCGCTTCAAGGACACGAGCGGCTCGACCGTCTACCGCACCGTCTTCAAGGCCACGCTGTCGGTAGGCGACACGGCAGGCTACGACGACGACGGCTGGTACGTGATGGACTCGACTGGTGCTCGCAAGGGCATCGGTGCGACCGGAGCGCAAGGGCCACAGGGCGTTGCCGGAGCTCAAGGCGCGACGGGGGCTCAAGGTCCTCAAGGCGCAAAGGGTGCCGACGGTGCGCAGGGTGCGCAGGGTGCCCAAGGTGCGACTGGCGCACAAGGCGCGACAGGTGCCCAAGGCGCGACTGGGGCTCAGGGTGCAACGGGAGCGCAAGGCGCGACAGGTGCCCAAGGTCCGCAAGGAGATCCGGGTGCAGTTGGCCCACAAGGTGCCAAAGGCGACACGGGA